GGCTTTTTCACCCGTCGTTACGAGTTCTAGTCCTGCGTTGGTTGAATAAGATGATGCCATAATATTAACTCGGATCTATTGGTGTCCAGGTCATAGTCACGCCTGGATCAATTTCACTCCATGTTATCGCTGATATTGTCCCTGTAGCAAGGGTTAAAGCATTTCCTGTAGGACTAACATTAGCGTCAGCTGTTATTGTAGCACTTCCTATTGAAATCGCAAGGACGTTCTTGACAGCCGTGACATTAGCATCAGCTGTTACAGTGACGGATCCAGTCCCTAAAACAAGAGCATTTCCTGTAACTGTTACGTAAGTAACAGGAGGTCCTCCCGTTGAAAATGGTAATTCTGCAAATGCGGCAAATCCTAATAACATATAATATAACCTTATGAAGGAGACAGTGAGGTATGTGGTGGAGTCACTGTCTCCATCGTAAAGCTATATCATTTCTTGAACCAAGTAGGAAGTCCTAAAAACGGTCTACCATCAAATCTATTTTCGATAGCTCCAGGTGAAGTAACTTGATTATAATGGAGAAAGACTTGAGCGCAATTGTTTCCTTGAAAGGCTTCTCTCCAATGCTCTAGTTCACAACCGCGATAAATCAGCATATCTCCTGGATTAAGATCCATTTTAATTCCTTTAGGAGCATTGGGTTTATGAATTTCTTTCTGTTCATGAATCACAAAGTCCCCTCCTGTTGGGTCTAGAAAAATAGACCAAGGATCTCCTCCTAAATGAAGTGTTGTTGAAATCTCACAACTAAAACGATCTTTATGTCGTTTTAATTTATCTCCCTTTTTGTAAATTCTGGCAAAAGAATAGGTGGGAATCAGTTTAAGTTTTGTTTCCTTTTCCATTCGAGGTCTCACTTTTTCTAAGAGAGTTTCCATTACTATATCGCCATACTGGCAATAAGTATTGAGTACTTGCTCATCAGTCCAAGTGCCCCATTCTGTAGCAAAAGGTGAAATAAAACGATCATCTAAAAACTTTTTAGCAACCCTACGCTTCATACTAAAATAATCATAGATAAAATTAGCCATGTCTTTTGTTATGACTTTTCGAATAACTAAATATTTTTTTCTTTTAAAACTCATACAAACTTAATGTTTCCTGCCACAGAAGTTCTCGTGACTTTTGAATTAAAATGTATAACTTGATGTCTTAAAGTGGCAGGAAACATAAGTAAGGTATTAACCCTCGGAGTAAACCGTTTTTCTGTCAAGTATCCCCTCGCTTCTTCCCCATAAATAAAACAAAGATCGCCAGGATTAGAACCAACATTAGTAAGTGGCTTGCGCTTAGCTTCATTAATCATCCGTTGAGGCACTTCTAAAAATAAAACAAAAGATAAATCACAATGAGTGTGGATATGAATAGGATTATATTCTTTGGGTTTCATTCGATTAATCCACATCTGGGCTAATTGATACCTGGGATTAAAGTCAAGTCTAGAGGAAAATTTTTTCCATCCATCTATCCAAGTATTAATATAAATTTGAAATTCATTAAAAATCCACGGCTCTGTTTCTATAGGATAAAGATATTCATGTTCAATTTGACCCGCTAAATTTGTTCGATGAGATTTTTTTAACTTCTTCCCTAGCTTTAAGAGTTTGGCACAGTAGTTAAGATCAACTGGCATCTCTGCCAGATAAGGCCCGAACTGATGGTATTTATGTTGTTGGAGTACTGGTTGCATTGGATATAGCTTTTGGCACACATGTAATATTCCAATGAACAAATCTAAACGGTTCTACTCCCATATCCACTGGATATTGATGAGGAGTATAACCTGGAATAAGCACCATCATACCTGGTTTAACTTTATAATGAACCGCTTCACTAGCATGCGTAATTTTAGCTCCATCTTTTTGAGGAAGTTTAGTCATTAGAGCTCCTGGTCTGGGATCATGCAAAACAGGCATAGATGTTTTTTCACTGGCTTTTAAAAAATAAAATCCTGAAACATGTGTATTCCAATGGATATGGGTATTATGATGTCCTCCCCCTTTTCTGGAAAATTCCTGCACCCACATTTCGGTATAATGCAGGCTGTGATTTTTTAAATCAAAACCACACCAATCTAAAAACTCATAACTTCGATTCCCACAATATTCTACAAATGTTTTGGATTCAGGATCTTTATTAATGGAAACAGAATGATTTGATAAACCAAAATCTCCTAGTTTTCTTTTATAAATTTTATTCCTTGCTTTTATAGAGGGTTGAAGATCTTTCTTTGCCTTCTTAATATACTTATCGGCTAATTTATTAATGGGTTGTATAAATTCAGGAACTTCATTGGTCCATACTGGAGTTCCAAAATATACACTCGTATTAAAATTGCTCATTGAAAAGGGTATCCTAAATTCCAAAACACCAATGAATACCGCACTCCTTTCTTTACGGGTTTAACTCTATGCCATACAAAACTAGGAAAGACAACTAAAGAACCTTTGGGAAGAATCTCTTTACACACTTTTGTAAGTTTAGGATTATCCTGGTTTCTAAATTGAAATTCCAATTCTCCACCAGTATAATCTTTTTCATCGGATAGAGAAACCGTAACCGATAGTTTTCTTATTTTTCCTTTAGTTGGACCTTCTTTTGTATAAGGTCCCTGCCAGCTATCACAATGCCAATCGTAATATTGACCTCGTTTATATTTGGTAAATTGACAAGACTCCGACCAATTCCAGTTAAATTTCCATCCTGCTCTTTGATTAGCTTCACGAACATAAGGGTGTACTTCCTTATAAATCCAACGATCGTCCATCCAGACGATATTGGAATCTCTTTTCTTTTTTAAATCTTTTATTTCTTTTTTATTCAAAGGTTGTTTTTGTATATCTCTATCTCGTCCCAACCCTCCTGTAATCGCGATGCCATCTTTATGCCTTAATCCATATTTAACAATGTCATCACAGATTCTAGGAGGAATGGCGGATTTAAAATACCAATAATAATTTTCTAGGTTCATATGTACTCCACCGAGATATGGGTGTATCCATATTTTTTAGCAAACCAACATCTTTGATTTCCAGTCACAACAACCATATCTGATTTTTTTACTTTAATTGGATTTAATAATCCTTCTTTTAAAATAGCTTTCTCAACTTCTTGATATTTTAAATCGTCGGGATGCTCTTTATATATATCTTTTAATCTATTAGAGTGTATCTCGTTTAAAGCAACTAAAGTAGTTTGTGCCACTAATGGTTTATATGTATTCATAAGTCATGGTTAAAAAAACATTCATCTGTTTAGATGTATTCTGAGATATAAAATAACGTTGCGTAGAAGGAAAGATAATAAATTGATTGTCTTTTAAGGGAATATGCCACGTCCTGTTTTTTCTGCGATTATCATCGTATTCAATAACGAGTTCACAGGAATCTTTAGCCACATCCACTCCATAAAGACAGGTATAATCGGGAGAATCTTTTAAAAGTAAGGGTTCAACTTGGTGACGGGTGCATGAGGATTCATTTTGACGATAAACATTTCCCCATTCTTTTTTAGGAATTAAAGTTCTATGATAATCTGCCTTAAAATGATCCCTAAGATAGTCATTCAACCATTGCAAAGGTTTTGAGAAAGGAATTTTAAAATCCTGATAGGAATAATCTTTTTTATTTTTGCTTAAACGCTTTTCAGAAACAAAGCTGTTAATAATATCGTTCTTAATTTTTTTACGATCAAGTGTAATGACATGGACCGTATCGATATAAAGATCTATTTCACTTAATACTTTCTTTAGCATACCTGTGACTTGTATATTGAAAAATAGGAGATTTGTAAAGAGAATGGATAAAAATTGATCTAGATCAATTAAACTATGTCTTTATCCCAAGCTTTAGTAGACTCGTTCCAGTTATAAAGGTCTGATTCTCCATCTGTTTCGGTACTTGGCATAGGCGTAGGAGCTTCCCAGTTTGCAGTTGTCGTATTTAAAGTCCAACTTGCATAGGGTTGTTTTGATTTAAAAATATCGTTGTCTTCGTCATAAAACATTCCTATTCCTGCGTATTTTCCACGCAGAGCTTTACTTTGATCCACTGACTCAGAGGATGTTTGAATACCTTCAGCATCGACAGTAATAGTGTAATGTTTTCCAGCTCTCGTATTACAAGATGTTTGGATCCACATAGGTTGTGGCCATCCATGTAATCTTTCTAAAAATTGTTGTCCAATTGATTCGTCTTCAACGCCATCAGCGTTAAGGATATCACTGTTGTTAACCGCATGAACTGCAATTACTTTTCCGTGGATGCCTAACTTTGCGAAATGTGCCATAATTTATCTATTGAAATTTGTATCTTATTACTACTACTCCAGTTCCTCCTAAACCACCGTTTCCACTTCCACTACCAGCTCCACCTCCACTACCTGTGTTAATTGCTCCGGCTCCACCAACTGTAGCTGTTCCATCTCCGCCATCGCCTCCGCCTCCAGTTCCTCCTGGACCTCCAGTACCTGATTCTGACGCATTTCCACCGCCGCCGCCTGCTCTTGTAGTGGCTGCTCCATCAATAGAAGTTGCAGCTCCATCTCCGCCAGTTCCTCCTAAATTCGTACTTGCATTTTGTCCTGCTTGGCCAGCACCGCCGCCACCGCCTCCACCATATCCTGGGGTAGTTCCTGCACCCTTTCCACCTGGTTGACCTTGTGGTGGACTTGTTGGAGGAACATTTCCTGCTCCAAAATTACATCCTGGACCTGTACTATTTTCTCCTTCGCCTCCACCTGATCCACCATCACTGCCAGGCATACATCCATCCCAGCCACCACTACCTCCACCTGCGGAAGTGATTGTTGAAAAAACTGAAGCTGTTCCAGAACTACCTGGTCCACCAGGGGGAGAACATCTTCCTGCTCCTCCAGAACCAATCGTAATTGTATAATCAGCTACAGATGCTGTAAGTCCTGTTGTTGCCACTAAAGGCGAAGCTGTGTAAGGAGTTCCAGGAGGATTACCCTCTCTAAAACCGCCAGCTCCTCCACCACCTGCTCTAGCAGCAGCACCACCAGCACCAGCACCGATAACCATATAAGATAGAATGTTAGAACCTCCTGCATTTCCTGCAGCTGATACACATAAAGGTCCTGTTGCTGTAAATTTATGAATTTTGTAATCTGTGCAAACAATACAACCTGTTGCAGTTGGTTGATTACCACCTGATGCTGCTATAAATTGTTCTTGCACCATAGTTCCAGAATTAGCTTGAGCTGTTGTAATCCAGCCTTGAGTAGTTCCTGTATAAATAATTGTGACTGCTCCTCTTTCAGCGTTGACTTTTGCATCACAAGTTGCGCCTTTAATTTTTAATGAATTTGCCCCTAAGGTTAATGCGTTTGTATCGAATGTGCCTGCGAAATCGACAAAGGCAATTTGATCGCCTATGGTTGGACTTCCTGGAAGAGTTGCTGTAAAAGCTGTTGAACAAGTATTAACTAAATAACCTGCTCCTGATTCTGCACAAAACGCTCCTGTCTTAGCAGTTGTACACCAACTAACGGCACCTCCCCCTGCCGCAGCAGCTACAACTCCTGAAGCTCTATAGGGGTTGTCTCCTATTTTTCCACTCATAAATTTTTATCTCCTATTATAAGGTTTGATCTAAATAACTAATAACAACGTCAACATTGGCTGAACTAGCTGTTATACCATAAAGTACATCTGTTGCTTCCATAACTATTCTTGTTGTATGTTCAAAAGTTGCGTTTGAAGCTAATGCTTGTGCTTTATAAATATAGGTATCAGCGCTGCCGCCTAATGGATCGAGATAAAGATCAAAAGTTTCATCTGCCCCTCCCGTTTCACATAACGATATATTAAGTATCGTGTAAGTGTGTCCTGAGGCTGCTGTTAATAAAGTGTTTTCAGAGTTCGTCATTGCTCTGACTGTCTTTTCCTTTAGTACTTCACTTGCCATATTTTCCTCCTAATTAAAATCCCATTACTAATGCTT